AATAATGCAGCATCTCCACCCAAGGCTAATGCTCTGACAATAGTATCCAATTCTTTGTCGTTAATAGGTAAGTCCATTAGGCAAAAAATAACTCCAGGTTTACGGTTTTTTCTACATTCCAACCAATCGCATCCAAAATGATACGAAGTGGTTCTAAGAAGGCTTTATCAAATTGTAAGTCATAATCTATATACTTGTCAAGACCAATCTCATGCGGAAAATCCTGAATAAACGAAATAATATTCTCATGAATAATATTCGGTTTCTTCAGATAACAGAACTTGATCTTCTCACCATTCTGAATGAGAGAGTACTTATTATCCAACTTATGTTTTTTAACATAATGGTTGTATAACAATGCACCCCGTATATGTATAGGAGTTCCTTTCGCATAAATTGTAGAATGTGCCTGATATTTAACAACATCTGATGCGGATCTGGGAAAAGATATATCTTCTGGTGGAAGAGATTTAAATTTCTTTCTAGAACTATCAATAAAATCAATTACCTCATCCTCTGTTCCACTCATCATTATCTTCAAGGCATCCTTAATCATCTGACGACAAGGTGCTGGTGTTGATGATTTAACTGCTTCAATCCCCATCATCTTTAACTTAGGTTCTTCATACCTAACACCTTCACTATCCCATACATTTAGAATATATCTTTTCTTCGCAGTCCATATACCACGGTCAGCAATGTTCTCTCTTGCCATAACCATCTTCTGGTCATAGGCATTCACGTAGTCGGCCAATTCTTGGTAAGAACTTTCAATAAAAGGTTCAAATTCATTTTCACACACCTTATTAAGGAAAGTGACAACGCCCTCATTAGTTTTCTCTCTCCCCTCGTATACACGTTCAACCAAAGGACCCAAATTAAGATAAATGGAATCGGTATCAGAAGCAATAACATAATCTACATTCTCAGTTTTCAAAATTTTATTGATTTTCTGATTCATCTTATTCTCTATCCATCTGATAGAAACCTGACCAGAAAGTGTAATAGCTTCAGCATTCGCCAACTTGTAATACCGAAAATACTGATTGCCGATAGCACCATAAGCAGAGTTAAGTGAGATCTTCTTAGCCATCTGAATGTTATTACACCGAGCAATCTCCTTTTCAAGTGCCTTAGTAGGTGTTTTTTCATAATCTTTCTTTGCCTGGATCATTCTTTTTTTGAAAACCACACGGTCTCCATACATCTTATCCATCAACTCTGGTAGAAAACCCCGTACATCCTTACGATACTGAGCGCCATTAGCGCAAACAGCATAATCGCTACTAATTGACACCTCACGATTTAGAAACCTTTCAACGCTTGCGCCGGGACATCTAGCCTCCCTGAGTGTTTCCGGGGAGATATTATACTGCATGATAAGATGAGGGTAGAGAGAGTTAAGGTCAAAACTAACAACCCAATCATAGCGTCCTGGTTTCGGTTCTTTGACATAGGCACCTGCGTACTTCTCCGATTTACTAGTTTTATTCTTTGGGGGAATAACAATATTCCTTTTCTTTAAATAGTTATAAATGATGTTATCCCACATCCTTACTTGATAGAAGACATCATTATAATTCACTTTAGCATCATATGCCATAGTGAGTGCCAGTTCAATAAGCTTCATCTTGTCTTCAAGACGGTCAACCAGTTCTACGTCAACGATATTATACTCAATAAACTTCTGCCAACCTTTCTTATAAAAGTCTTTAAACGTTTCAAACTCTGAGTGATCTAATTTCTTCTGTCCTAATTCTACTTCCGCAATATAATCCAACCTATAAGACTCTTGCGCCTTATATGTAAACTTCTTATAAAGATCCAAATAATCTAATTGACAGACACCACCCACATCAAAAGTAGTGTGTTTACGTCCCATAAGATGTATTTCACCCTCACTACAAAGTCCCCAAGGTGACATACGCTTCATCAATTTCTCACCAAGCACCCTCCTGAGACGCTTGCAAATATAAGGTATATCATATAATTGAATGTTCCACCCAGTAATTACATCTGGAACATCAACCATCCAATAATTAATAAAATGATTTAAAAGATCATATTCAGTAGGACAATGATGATATGTTACATCCTTGCGATTATTCTGAAACGGCTTAACTCCCCAAGTAATGATCTGCTTTGTTGTATAGTCCTGGATACTAATAGCAAGGATCTCTTCCTCACACGATTCAACATCAGGGAACCCTTGCTCAGACGCAACTTCAATATCCAGAGTAACAAGTTTAATTTTACTGATGTCAAACTTAATCTCATCTTCGGGATATTTCTCTGAAATATACTGGTAAATGTAGCGATCATGGCCATATATCTCAAATCCCTCAACATCCTCATACTTCTTATAAAAGTCCCTACAGTCCCTAACCGTCCCTGGATGAATTTCTTCAACTGATTCCCCACTTAACGTTTTATATTTAGACTTCCTTTTAGACTTAACAAATAACGTAGGAAAAAACTCATCCCTATGTTCATATCTCTTTCCATTCTCTACACCACGAACCAGGAATTGATTCCCGATTAGTTGAACATTGGTGTAAAACTTTTTCATTTAGTGAGATCTAAGTATTTTTCAAGTAAGGTGGGCATTGGTTCACAAAGAGTAAGGATTTTATCCGAACTAATCATAAACTCATCATCTTGTGTGATATTTAACATCCAGGGTTTGAGTACTGCTACTCCTTCCTGCATTGTTATTTTCTCTTCTGAAGTGGTGATAACAAACGGATTGACCATCTTGCAATCAGGTTCTCCAGGAACTGCTGCAGGAACCTCATCAATCTCACTAATCAGAACTTGCTTGCTCGTCAGCACTATCACTTTGATCGTCTTCGTCTTTGCCATAATTTACAATGTCCTCAACATACATATCGTTTAATTTAATTATAGGATCTACCATAGTAATTACCCACTCAGCAGTGATAGGAATAACCTTTTCTTTAGAAAGAGGCATCCATGGAAAAAGAGAAACTTCAAAGCCTGCTTTTGTAAGATTTCCCTTTTCCTCAGTAACATGAGGCTTTTTCATCTTAACAACACAAGGTTGCTTAAGAAAATATCCCACTATCCTTTTCTTCTCATCCTCACCAAATGACATCTCAGAGACATCAGCAATAATATCTTCCCCAGATTTGAGAAGCAATAATTTAATGGTCATACTTGTTTTTTACCTCTACATATTCTACTATTAAAAAAGGGAACCGTCAAGTAAGCGGTCCCCTTTCCCATATTAAAGATAATCTTTACGAGCGTGATGATCTGGAACTATCTTTCCCAGTTGTACCAACAGGAGTCCGTCTGTGAATTCAACTCCTCGTACTTCAGTATCATCTGAGATTGTCCAGACCCTAGTGAACGACCGCTGGGCCAATCCTTTATGGACAAATTCTCCATGAGTATCCGATTCTTCTTTTTTGCCTTCCACATATAATTTCCCAAACTCTGTATAGACTTTGACTTCATCTTTCTTAAACCCCGCAAGGGCGATTTCGAGTCTCGATTCCGCATTACTTATCTGTATTAAATTATAAGGTGGATAATTAGAATGAGTTGGTTCATCCCAAAAGCGATTGAGATAGTCATCCATCCCAATACTATTTCTACTTATCTTCTCAAAGAGTTCTGGAAGATTTGCAGCATGATACCTGGCTAGTGTGCCCATGATTGTAGCTCCTTTAAAAGCGAGTTTGTGTTTTGTAGACCCTTTCGGCGTCCATACCTATTTATAACACAAATCCCCAAAAAAGGATATATGGTTTACCGTAAAAACTGTTTCTTAACACGACGGTTTCTACGCTTATGAAAGTGCGTAAGATAAAAATTTGAATAATTCACGATCACTAAAAGGATCAATAATATAGTGTTGACCATTATTCTTCTTGAGTCTTTCCCTTTTTACCAATGTTATATTTCTGCTCTAAAGACCATTCTCCCTTATCCTTATAAGCAAGAACTTTAATTTGATTAAGAGGTGCAATATCAGAAACGGCATCAACCTTTACTATTGAAATAAGCCCCCAATCAGCAAGAAGACGAACAATGCGATTACGGCGCTGTACGTCATTAACTGTGAGATTAGCATGCTTACCATCCAACGCAAATAATTCTTTAAAATGAACAATATAATATCTACCTTGCTTATGTAGAATATGACATGATTGATAGAGTTTCTTTTCCTTCCTGGATGCAACTCCAATCCTTGTTAAAGTCTCACGAACTTTTAAAAAATCATCAGGTTCATTAAGAATTACCTCAATCATCTGGTCTTGCGACCATTTTACTTCCGGCTCTACCGTAGTAGTCATTTCAATCCTCCAGTGTCAAGTCTTTTTTTAATGTAATCCAGTTGTTTTTTTGATAAGATTTTCAGTGCTTGAGATGCTTTCTCGTTACTATAACCATAGTATTGTTTAACACATTGGAGGTCCGTGACTTTTTCCTTACGGAGCCAGGGAGAGAATCTCTTCTTTTTCCTAAGTGTATTTAGATAAAAACTATATTGCATGTCTTTGTCTAGGTTAGGATACCTATTCATTTCATTAGCAAACAAAATACAATCAAGATGCCCACTAAGACAACGATTAACGATATATGGAGGATAATCTTTTGTATGTTCTGTTAAATCTTCTTTGGTAAAATTAATGGAGTTCAACCAATCTTTGAGTTCTGTCATAATAATAAACACCAGCATTAGTGAGCATTCCTAATATTAGCAACCAATACAATAAAAGTAATATTGTACCAGCTGACCATCTTTTACCAGGATACTTAACTATCAGTGTCTTTCCTCCTAATAATTATTCTATCATTCTTATA